CAGCATATTGCCGTCAGCAGCAGGAATCGTAATAGTCTTATCAGACGCTGTATTAGCACCTTGAAGTATTACGCCACCACCTGATGCTGTGTTTAACTTGATAGGCATATCAAATCCCTAGTGCGTCTTTGATCTCTTGCGGAGTCGTAGCCGCATCAATGTTGCTCTGCATCGCTGCGTACTTGTCTCGAATAGCTTGACGGTCAGACTCTATTGCTGCAACGTCAACGCCGGGTATTTGTTTCATGATTTTTTCATCAAGCGGAGCAAACTCAACAGCACGAGCATTACGACGAAGCTCATGTCCGATAGATTTAGCTTTTGCGAGGTCGATTACGATTGCCATGCCCATGCTCCACGGAAAGTACGATCTTCAGGAATTTCAGATACGTCTACAATCTTGTACGGTACGCCGCTAGGTACATCTTTAGCCGCGATTTCTTCGATAGTCAGGCCACAGTCAGCAGGGATAATCACTGCTACGCCGTCTTCGGTGGGGTATACAATGCGTTGGTTCACAGCTGTCCTTTATCGGAAAATAGAAACGTTACAAAAGTCAGCATCAACATAATTTGGCACATTGTTTGTTGTTTCAATTCGCACAGAGGATGATGTATAACTTTTCAAAGCATATGGGTATTGAGCACTAGTTCCAGAATTACCAAAACTAGTATTTACAGCGTAATTTGCATCAGCCATTGCCGTAGCAAAATTAACTGTATATTGGCCAGTGCCATTATCTGTAATGCTTGACACATTTCCACTAGCCCTAATCGCTACCGTACCTGTACCGTTAAAGTTAACCCATGCACGAGCAGCATAAATCGGAGCAGAGCCATTTTGTGCGCCACTCATCTTTGCGGCAGTAATAGCAGCATCTGCAATGTCAGCAGTAACGATAGAGGAATCTGGCAATCCACCAGCCGATAAGCCTGTAATCGTTCCGCTTCCGTCAATCGTAATAGGCATTATTTCCTCAACCAATTATCAGAACCAGATGCAATCTGATTCCATGTATTGCCATTCGCAGCTACGTTAGTCCAAGTATTAGACCCTGCTGCAACCGCTGTCCATTCATCATCAACCGCAGCTTGTTCAGTCCAGTTATTCGCAACAGGAACAATATCCGACCATTCCTCGCCAATAATCTGACCATTAGCCGTGATTATCGCCAGCGCATTAACGTATCCAACGCCGGAGAAAATACCGTTAGCAGCGCAAGTAACCGTAGCCGTAGAATTAACAGACGCATCGCCTTGATAAACGACACCGCCGTTAGCAGTAACCGTAGCGTTAGCATCAATTGCAGCCGATGCCATTGCATAGCGGATACCAACAGCCGTTACAGTCGCTTCGCCAGTTACAGCAGCATTGCCAAATTGTATTCTAGTTGCCGATGCGCTAACAGTAGCAGTAGCATTAACAGCAGCAACGCCTGAGAATATCGCTACGCCATTGGCAGTAACCGTTGCATTAGCGAATATCGAGGCAACGCCATAGTTCAGGATGCCGCCATTAGCCGTGACAGTAGCTGTAGCACTAATATCAGCAATGCCGGTCTGAACTCGTATGCCAACAGCAGTTACAGTTGCTGTAGCATCAATGCTTGCAGCACCAAATAGCACAGCACCGCCTAAAGCGGAGTACGGAGCCTGTGCATATGTGCTAATCCCAAACATTTAAACGAAAGTCCAGTTCGCGCCACTAGGAACAGTTACAGTTACACCACTTGCAACAGTCGTATTCTTACCGCTAATGCCTTCATAACCAGTCGGTAACGTCATCGAAGTGCTAACAATCTGGTTAGTTAGCAAAATGCCATTAGATGCCGCCAAATGCTGTGCGTAAGCAACGTCACTAGCATCCTCATGCACAGACTTATCAGACGGATACGTTACGAAAACGTCTTTGCTATTGGCTGAGAAGTTGATTTTTGCCGTAGTGCCGGAGCTATTTGACAGCACCGTATCGCGGGAAAGCGTAGTGCCTGAAGCCGTGTACGTACCAATGCCTACTTCCCACGTATTAGCATTGGAATCTACGATGGCGTAGTAGGTAGTATTGCCGTTTCCAATGTCAGCAAACGAGCGAAAACCTGCAGCAGCACCGGCTAATGTCAGCGTACCCGTACCAGATGTCGTACTGGTCTCTTTTATCCTGTCTTTAACGACCAGAGGCATGATTTACCCCTTAAGCCAACGTCACCGACAGCGAACCAGTTGCAATCTTGAAAATATCTCCACTTGCGATGGTTTTAGAAGCATCCAGCGGAGTGTGATACAGAAGATTACCTGCCGTAGATGCGTCCAGAATGCCGATCCAGCCTACAGTTCCCCACGATCCAGTGGCTTGCGGGAACTCAACCGCAGCACTGTTGGTAGTAACGCCATTGCTAGGCGCACCAAAAGTAACAGCAGTACGAGCATAAGAACCACCTGACACTTCTGTGCCAGTATTTGCATCAGTAGGATCAGTTGTATAGAGTCCGACATAAACCGTGGCAGGGCTAGTGTAGGAAGTGTTACGGAGAGTCGCGTTAATCAGCGCATTCTCAAGGTAGTTCGACATTTCTGCCATGATTTACCTCACGTTATAAGACATAGACATCGGCTGACCACTGTATTCGCTGGATTGGTCAGACGTATTGATAGCGGAAATTGCCCTGTCATACAGAGCAGCCCACGTTTGGATTCGAGCGTCATTCATCAGATACGGCTCTGCCTCAGCCAACGAAGCGTAAAGCAGCGCATCTGGATAATTCGCTAGGAAAACATTGCTGGAATTGCTGTCACCAAGCAACGTAGGCTTGGCGTAATACAGCATTTGCAGCGTATAAGTGGAGTCTGGAATAGGCGCAAGCTGCATTTCAGAGCCTAGAATCGTGTAATCCAGCGGCTTACCGCCTTCAGTTACACGGGAAGTCTCGTAAAACGCATTAGGAGCCTTATAGCGTAGCGTAGTCACCGGATTAGTATTCAGGTGAATGTCACGCATCTCCAAAAAGTCAGTCGGCAGACCAACCGTAGAATCACCGCCAGTAGTAGAAGCCGTAGCTACTACCAGCATCTGGCGCGTGCGAATATCACGACGAAGCCGTTCTTCAGCTAGTCGGATAAAGTCAGGGATAACTGACGTTAGATCACTACGAGCAAGGTAGTTTGCTACCGTAGTCTTTAAGTCCGAATAGCTGTCAAAAGCCATGTTATTCCTCTAGTTGCTCAAAGTCTTTCCAGCCATACTCGTAAGTTCCGATATGCCGGATGTGCATGGACAGTTCATGATCTACATACGTCTGGAAGCCCTCAGAACCGGCCTTAACGCAGAAATAAACGTCCTCGCCACATACACCACTACTACCCCATCCAGCATCGAACCACGGCCTTCCTGTGGCTTCGAATACCTCTTTTCGAATCAGTACAGCACCAAAACCAACCGCTGTAACTTCTTCAATGCCTTCCTTGCCACGAGAGTCGATGTTTTCCCACTTATGAACCAATGTTTCACCGTCCATGTACTTCGTCATCTTTTTAGCCGTAGGAGTTACAGGCTTACGACGAGTAGTGGCATTAACACCAACAATCGGCACTTCACGACTTAGCAGAATATCAATAATATCAGGCGGGAATCGCATATCACTGTCGATAAACAGGACTGCGTCACAACCTTCCTTTAGCGCAACTTCTGCAAGCTTCTCACGCTGGTCAAAAATCAGAGTACCCGGCATTGTGTAAAGGCTTAGTCCACCTTTACCGTCCTTACAACGAACGGAAGCATCGTGTGCTGCCATCCTTGCAAAGTCGAAAGCAAAGCCGGTATGAACCTCATCCCGACACGGTACGCAAACGCCAACTCTCATACAGTTCCCCGGTACGTTTTCCAGACAGCATTCTCAGGATCGTTAAGCCAACTAGCAAAACCGACCTCATCAACCACGTTAAAGCCCTTCATTATCCCTCGCTGATTAAGTACATCAATCACCGTAAATGGGATTCTGGCTACATGGTGGAGTTCGTTTAGATGCCCTTTGCGCTCTTTATCGAATTCAAGTTGAGCTTTGTTAGCCTCAATGATTTTGGTTACATCCTGTTTCGTTTCAATGATGATACCGCCATCACCGTCTGCGTGTACTGTCTGAGTCCGTATCGGAGTACTCATTTATTCCCTTTTTGTAGGTCTCCCCGACCCTAGAGCCGGGGAGATTTGCTACTAATTACAGCGACATATCGAGGTCAGCGATGATGCCGTGTGCAGCCTCGTTCTTCACTTCCAGAGTGACTTCAGCCAGAATCTGGGTGTTCTCGCTGTCGCCGGTCTTAGCCAGATCATTGGTCTGGAACGGACGCAGATAAGCCAGTGCTGCGTATTCCGGATCAATAACCAGAGCATCACGAGCGCGCATGAAGCGGTTCGGAACAACCGACATCG